CGGGATTGTCGTATCCAATGTCATGATTAAAACATATATATCTTTCCGAGGCAGCAAGAAGCCTTGCGCGTTTGGCAGCAGAGGGCGTAATGTCCTTGGTCAAGATTTTGATGAGTGTTTTAGATAATTGTCCAATAATCGGAGTGTGAGAGTCAGTGTAAGCATAACTGAGCGCCTTGGCCAACAAGAGTGTTTTGGTGTTTCCCTGTTTCGTGGTAACACTAAACTTCCCGAGAGTCCTGGGCACATCTGCCATGTCACATAGACGATCCGTTTGATAGAACCACCGGCCACAGAACGTAACATCATCGATCGTACGCGACAACACGGTCTTCAATTTGAATCCAAAGGTTTCAATTGTTGACAACAGGGCGTCAGCGTCTTCGACGACATCTTCATCCAGGCCGATGACACCGTCATCTCCTTCATGGAAAGATTCCCACGAGTCGTGGGGCAGGTTTTTCAGGGCGTACCACGTGTTGAAACGGTTAATAAGACCATTTGCAATACTCGTGTGTGCGTCCCCGGAACATCTGCCTCCCAACGTCTTGTAGGCTATTCCAAACTCATTGTTTCCGAAAGTGGTTGTGGTTAGATCCATGGCTTGATGGAACAAAGGGTGATCTGAAATCGGATAGGGTGACTTCAAGATCGGTAACTCAATTTTGGCCATGTAATCTGATGAAAGAGTCATGTCGAACCTAGAATAGTCGGTTTCAATGAAACACCTCCTATTCCTCAACGATTGTAGTTTTTGGGCTCGTGAGTGGAGAGTCAATCCCTTCACAAGGTACGAACAATCGTGAGCTGCTGCATCCAGAGCAGCAATATACGGTCCGATTACCGCCAAAAATCTGTCCGAGCGTGGGGAGATGTTCCTCGGATCCGTCATGGAGGTGGAGACTTCGTACTTCAGGAAGTTCTTGACCTGGGCGTCCGGCCTGGTCACTTCCATGAAGTTGTCCACTTCCACTCTGGCTTTCCGCAGCATTCTCCGCCTGTTTTCCGGATACCTCTTGACCCACGCCTCGAACTCCATCGGAGCACTCACGTTCCTTAACCACGCGTTTGTTTCGTGATTTACGAAGTCTCTGACGTTGAGACTTGGATAGTGGGCTGGGAGGCGTTGGGGATCGACTTTGACTGGTCGACGTGGTGGTATCACGGTCAGGGGCTCGTTGGATTTGTCCCTCAGTTGGGAGAGGGACGGGTAGCCGGTCAGGTGATTCATGACTCTCGACGCGAGGAGGGGGCCCACTGTTGTTCGCGTCTCCATCAACAGGGGTTTGTGGAAGTGATTCAACACTCGTTTCTCGAGACTCGCTTTTACGTTGGTCGCCGCTCGGGCCGGGATTGCTGCCAGCGCTGGGGAGAGCGGCGGCATCAACATCCTGGCCCTGGGCCGGAAAGCACGAGGTGGTGGCTTCATCCCGGTCTGAATCGGAATCAACCACGTAAGCCGGACAGTGAACGTCAACGGTGTGGTCCCAAGCGACCTGTTTCGTTTTCCTTACGAACAGGTACGCCAAGACATGGAGATGTGCGACGGCATGATACTTCGCCCTCAAGACCAGCCGCTCGGAGAATGATTTCCCGATCAACACAGGCTGGGTCAAAAACACATCCCCAAGTCCAATACTCAGGATCTCACTTTGTCGTCCAACATACCACACCCATTTGGCGAGGTTTCCCTTATCCAGTTTGGCTTGAGAGAGTTTTGCTCCAAGATTATTGGTGATGAGATCCACGACAGTGGCCTCACGGTTGTCTGTGTCGCCAACTCTGGCAGCGGCCAGTGCGATGGGACTGAGGATCGATCTAGGGACCCTTTCAACCGTTCCGTCATCAATTATCAAAGTAACTTCGACTCCGTCATCTGAATAAGACGCATTCCCGTGTTTCGCGATTTTGACTTCCTCACTCCCTGTGAGGGTGTTCTTCGCGATTTCGAGTTGTCCGGGTAGAGGGAAGGCATAGTACAGTGTGGTGTCTCCATAGGTTGCGACCTTCTTGAAAGAGAAGGCACCCCCAGCCGACACGCACTCACCTTCTTCTGTCCACTCGTGGAATCCGTGATGGTATGTCCGACCGCCACTCGCAGTCATCGTGATTTTGTTTCCCTTTTTGACCCATGTTGCCTGTTCTTTGTTATCGGCCATCATGGTTCCAGAGTCGCCCTTGAATACATGAGTCAGGATCATGGTCGCGCCAGTAATGGTGCGACACAATTGTTCCCTTGTCATGTAATAGTCGACGTGTGTCAAAATGGCGGCGGGGATGAGTGTCCTCTTCTTACACTCATGACCCAGATCTCCGCAGGTGTCGGGGAACACCTTCGTAGAACACTGCACTCTTTTGACATCAGCAGGATCGACTATTGGTCTA